GGGGGGGGGGGGGGGGGGGGGGGGCACGGGGGGGTGTGGGGTCTTCACCTTGGGTGGACACATAGGGGTCTTCCTCTTGGGATTGCTTGACTGCCTCCAAGTGCCTGACAACAGACGCCTGCCCGTAGCGGATTGCAGCGTCGTCCTCGCGTGGGTCGACACAACGGTCGGGAAAGATCACACGGAGGTAGTTGATCAGTTGCTGGCTGATCGGAGGGCATTTGATGTCGGCCATGGTGGCTCTCCTTTGGGATGGTGGAACCTAAAGAGGGAGCCGAAGCTCCTCCTCAGGTAAAAGCCGCCCCGAAGGGCGACCTATCCGAAGGGGCGCACCCCTAAGGTATTAGCGGATGGGACACGCACCAGTTGCGCAGCCCTCGTCCTGCATCTCCTCAAAGCTCTCGGTGCCGTCGAGGTCTACAGGCCACAGTCGCTGCACGTACTCGTCGTACATCTCCTTGGTCACGACCTCCTGAGGCAGGTAGGCGTAGCCCAAGTCGGCTGCAGTCTTCGTCGGGTCGTTGCGGTAGATGAAGCTCACGCCGACGTAGCTGTCCCAGTTGTCCATGATCCAGTCGATGATGGCCGGGATTTCGCTCTGGTCGTAGCTGATGGTCACGCTGCAGTTGTGATCCACGTAGTGATCCATCATGAGCTTGTAGCGCTCGAGCTGCTCAACGGCGGTCTCAAGGTTCACGTGCTTGCCATCGACCTCGTCGAACGCAACATCCTCGTAGGCGACCGGGAAGGTCACAAGGACGCTCTCGCTCTCGAACGGCTTCTCAATCACCTTGTACCCGGCAGCCCGCATCTTGGGGACGATTGGGTCATGCTTGGAGAAGGTGACGTTGTTGAAGATGTAGCGACCGAGGGGCCGGTGAACGCCTTCAGTGGTGTCCATGATCTTCGACAGGGTGCCGCTGGGCTTGACTGTGGTGACAGCTTTCGCTCGGGGGAGACCCAGCTCGTCGGCCATGGAGTGCGCACCCTTCTGTGCTCCCCATTTCAATTGCTCGAGCTTGAGGTCAGGGCGGTCCCAAGCATCGAGAGCTTTCACGATGCCTGTTGGACCGACGCCGCACAGGCGCAGGAACTCGTTCAGCTCGTGCCAGCTACGCTGCAAGACACCGTCGTCTAGGTTGACACAGGTCTGCCGATAGTTGGCCCGTGCCGCCAGACGGGTAGCCCGCTCAAGCCCGCCAAAGTCGTCAATGAACTTGCCCCAGTCCACTTCAACAAGGTTGCAGAAGCTCTTGTTTCCAAGAAGGATTTCAGCGCAGGGGTTCACGCCTTTGAACCACGGAGCACGGTCCTTGGCTGCCTCAGCGTTGATGAAGCCCGGTTCAGACCCACCGGCCTCGACCATCTTGGTGAAGATGTGGGACAGCTCCCATCTCGACGGCTTGCGGTGGAACAGGATCGAGTTGTTCGACTGCTGCCGGTGTTCGTTCCCGTACAGCCAGAAGTCCTTCTTGGCCGAGATGAACTCGTCGATCTCAGGTTCGTCCACGCCCATCACTGCGATCTCTGCAGATCGGCGGGAGGACAGCGTGGTGCCGAGCCAGTTGAGCAAGTCGAGGATGTCGATGCGGGTGAGGAGCTTCCCTGCCCGCTTGTTCATGATCTCGCAGATGGCCGCGAAAGCTTTGCTGATGGTCTCGTCGCCGGAGCTGATCCAGCCGTATCCCTTGAGGCGGATACCTGCGGCGCGGACTTCACGGAAGTCGAGGATGATCTTGTCCACCGGCTCCTTGAGTGCCAGCAGTTTGCCAGCAGCTTTAGCCCATGCGGCTGCACTGTCGCCAATGGACAGGCGGTAGACACGTTTGTCACCTACTGTCTTGATCTCGGTCTCGTTGCCTTCACGACCTTTGGGATCACCGATCACCTTCTCGGAGCGCCAGACTTCGATCTCAGCAGCGTTGGCGAAACCGTTGAGGGTGCCGACGACAGGCTCAAAGCCGACGCCACAGCCTTGCAGCAGCAGCCAGAAGGCATCGACCACATCATGGACAGTCTCGATCCGACCGAAGGAACAGTTGAACTGCGAGGCCTCACGGGACTTGGCAACGTCGGTGCCGCCGAGCCAGAGGGTACGACCAGAGACGGAGAGCTTGCGCTCGAGCATGAGCTGACGCAGCTCTTCCAGCTCTTCCAGCTCCTCGATGGTGAAGTTCTGACTGAGGTTGAAACCTTTGGCACGGTTCCACAGCCACCGCTGATGCTCGATCACGCGGTCAACTGTCTGCTCCCATGTCTCGAATGTGGTTCCTTCTTCGTCCAGAGGTCGGTTGTACGTACGACGTGTCACCACGGTCGCACGGGTAGATGGTTGGTTCATGTGTTGTTGCTCTTGTTCTCCAGACGAAAAAGCCCCCGCGTGGAGCGAGGGCTTCGTCTTGTGTTGGTCAGGCCGCGACCAGATCGGACAGGTCGGGCGGGGTGTAGTTGGGTCCCTTGAGGACCTTACCGTCCTCACGCTTGATCGGCTTACCATCGTCCCCGAGCTTCGACATGTTCGAGGCGTGGACACGACCGACAGCCTCCATGACCACGTCTTCGTCCCAGTCGTGGACAGCCATGACGTCTCCCATGAGGCCACTGCAATCTCCGCACAGTGCGAGGATCGCTTCTACCTCCTCTTCGGGTATGACCAGCGGGCCAGCAATGGGCGAGACCAGAGCGAGGCCGTAGGTCACGTAGACCAGATCGGCCAGTTCTTTGAGGGTTGCCTCTTCATCGTGGCCTTCGGCAACGGCTTCGATCAACTCGGCACGCTCCTCTTCCACAAGCTTCACCCACAGGCGGGCGTCGATTGAGCCAGAGAAAGCGCGGATGAACTCGGCGACCATGGGCGTTACGGGGGATTCTTTCAGTTCAGCAAAGGCGTTCATACCTTGTGTCCTTTCTCAACCATCCCACGCATACGCTCGGCGAAGTAGATGATCTTGTTGATGTCGTAGATGGTGTCGGTCCCTGCCTTCTCACCCATGCGGAAGCAGGCCTTGAAGATGTTGGCGCGGGCGAAGGACATACCTTTGGCTTCGATCAGATCGTTCAGCTCAGTGGCGTCCACGGGGAGGTCGTAGTAGGAGCTGGAGCCACCATCGGAGGAGACTGGTGTTGATTCCCCTGAAAACCCATCCTCGGCCACAACTTCGAAGCGGCCCTTGGACCACCCTCTGGTGTTGTCATTCCTGTCATCACAACGGAGGTAGTAGAACCTCTCATCCTCTCTGATAACTTGGTACTCCATACCCTCGGTCAGCCTGCTCTGGTGCGGTTCAACGCAGCGGACCTTCTTCATGGTGTCCATAGGATGGGTTCCTTCTTCTTGAAGTCATAGTCAGAGGCGCGGAGGATACGGGCCACGCGGGCTTGCCGCAGAGCTTCCTCTTCACCGAGGCCTTTGGACGCGTACGTCTCGACCACAGCAGCCCAGTTGTCTGCAATGGTGGCACCCAATTCGATGATCTCAGCCGCCCGCTTGGCTCCCACCTGAGGACATCCTTTGTACCCATCGGTGACGTCACCCATCAGCGTCTGGTACAGGTGATACCAATCAGCTTCGTCTTCGGTGATCTCGACAGGAGCTTCGGATATGTCCTTCACGTAGGTGCATGGGATCGTCTTCATGTCCTTGTCGATGGACACGATGATCTTGTCACGCTTCGAAGGGTACGTGGCGAAGATGCCCATGACATCGTCACCCTCGAGGCCGGGGCGCATGATGCCGCCCAGCTCGTCGATCATCCACTGCTTCACAGCGAGGAGGACCAGCGGTTTCTTCACCGTCTTGCGGTGGGTCTTGTAGGTAGGCAGGACGTCCAAGCGGAAGTTGTGCTTGGGGTCAGTGAGGCAGAGCTTGTAGTCGTGCCCATCCAGTGCGTCCATCATCCGCTCGATCTGAGCGAGGACAGCGTTGGTCACTTCGGTGAAGTTGACGTTCCACGTCCAGTGACCCGGCTCCCACTCGAGAGCCGTTTCACATGCGGCAGCGCACTGGAAGGCGACCACGTCTGCGTCGATCAGCAGAGTGGGTTTGGCCATCAGTAATACTCCGGGGGCAGCGGGTCCGCGTCGGCGAGTTCTATGGCTTGTTCGTAACCTTCCCAGCCAGTTACTCCAGCCTCATTGAGACACGCGAGGAAATGGCTGTCCCGACGAAGCACCTTCACATCAGCAAACCGAAGGCTCAGGCGGTCGTCGTCTTGCAGCCAGTTGTCTTCATTATGAGCTTCGTTCAGCATCAGTTGGCTCCATGTTTTTCGAGGGCTGCCATGCTCACGGGGAACAAGGCGTGAAGGGTGTCGGCGATGGGCTTGGCCACGTACTGGCTTTCCTTCTGCGCATGGCTGTCCAACCGGAGCTGACACATCTTGGCGAAGGCGTAGACAGACCCAGACCAAATCCACGTGGTCATGAGAGACTGAGGCAGGAACATGCGGGCCTGCTCACGGGAGAGGCCGACAGCGATTGCGTAGTTGTAGGCGTCCTGTGCGTGGTCGAGGACACGACGATAGCGCTTCTCGATCTCTTCCATCTCGTGGCGACCGATCATGTCCCCACTGCCTTGCTTCACGTTCTCTGGTTGACTGCGCCAGTCATCCTGCTCCGGCCAGTAGAACTCCAGCTCACCCTCGACATAGCGACGACTCACCTCGTTCCACGGCAGGTACTCGTGCTTCACGAGCTGGCGGGCCACGAAGATCGGGGCCGTTACCCGGAAGGAAACGAAGGCGTGGTTGAAGGGGGACTTGTGCTTGTGCTTGGCGAGGTAGTTGATGAGCTTGACGTCACGCTCGTGCATGTACGCCAGAGGAGGAAGGCCAATGTCGTGCTGGTAATCCCACTCGCTCTCAGCATCGAAGCTGACGCGGGCAGCATTCACGATAGCAAGGTCGTCGCCTGAGTGGCGCAGGTATTCAACGTCGATCATGCGACGATTTCCTTTCAGATTGATCAGTGGGTTTCGGCCCAGTTGGCACCGAACTTGAACTCCCCATCGAGGGGACAGAGGAACCCGAGGGCATCCCCGGCTTCTCTCATGGCAGCGACAGCATGTTCGCCGACGCGTTGCTCGAGACCCTTCTTCACCAAGGTCTGGACCTCATCGTGAACGTGGGCTACGAGCATGAAGTCCTCGCCAGAGACGAGACCATCAGCCACCATCCGGTCGTAGAACATGATGGTCGCCAGCTTCACTGCGATGGCACCGGCTGACTGCAGCAGTGTGTTGAGAGCGGAATGCTCCGAACGCACCTTGAGCAGGCCTCCGTCGATCCCCATGACGTGCATGTCACGCTTCTCGATAGCCTTCTTCAGGTCTTCCTTGAGACGCTTCAGTGCAGGTGTGCGCTTGAGAAACTCGTTGATGAGCTTGCGCCCTGCCTTCTTCTTCTCGGCGGACGAACCCTGCGGCTTGACGATCTCACCGATCAGCTCTGCACCTGCGCCGTAGAGGTAGGCGTAGATGAAGCGCTTGGCGATCTTGTTCCGCGAGTGGTTGTGGTGGTCGTCGTGCTCGTCGTACTCGGTCCCTTCCTCCACAAGCCCGAGGGCCTGCGCGTGAACCCAGTGGATGTCACCGGATAGAACCGTGGTCGTGTACTTGCCACCGTCGTAACGGGCCATGTAGTGAGCGAAGCACCGCAGCTCGAGACCGGATGCGTCCCACCCGAGCAGGCTCCAGCCATCGGGTGCATACATCAGCTCACGGAACTCACGCCCATACGGGACGTTGACAGCAGGGAGCTGCGCCATGTTGGGAGAGCTGTGGGTACAGCGCCGGGTCACAGCACCATTGGTCGTGACGCTGCCGTGGATGACCCCTTTGCCCTTCTTGGCGTACGGGATCAGTCCCTTGCCGCCGCGTCCTTCAAGCATGGACAGACGCTTGTCCACGAGGAAGTACTCGGCGAGGAGCTGGGCCTCAGGATACTTGAGCTTCTTGAGAACACGCTCGTCGATCTTCGGCTTGCCACCGTCGGTGTACTCGCTTGGCTTCCAGCCATACTTCTGCTTGAGCCAGCGGGCGATGTGATCCCGGCTGCCGGGGTTGAACACAACCTCTGCAGTCTTGGTGATGGTCACACCCTTCTTGTAGCCAAGCTTCTTGTTGTTGACCTTTGGCGTGAACTTCCACGTGTCCGTGATCGGAGGGAAGGCCTCCATGAGGTCAGCGTGAAGCTCGGCGCGGCGGCGCATCAGGCGCTGCTGCAGGGCACCGGCCTTGTCCAAGTCGAGTGGGAAGCCATTACGCTCCATCTCGGCGAGTATCCAAGCGAAGTCCCGTTCGATCTCGATGGCACGAGCCGAGTAGTTCTTGCTCTCGATCAGCTCGAGGAACTTGATGGTGACCGTGACGTCCTGTTCACAGTACTCCTGCATCTCGACGTTCCAGTTGGCCCAAGGATCAAGACCCTTCGCCTTCATCTCTTTGGAGTAGTCACCCTTCCATTCGCCTAGCCGTAAGCCCCATGCTTCAAGCCCGTGGCTGCCCATAAGGTAGCCGGGGAAGTCAGGCATCCGACGCTTCAAGCGCCAGTCGTTCTCGCGTAGCTCCGGCCAGATCAGGCGGGAGTTGATCAAGGTGTCGTTCACCTGCCAGCGGGTCACGTTGAACCACGGCTTCACCTTACGGATCGCAGGGATGTCGAACTTGATGATGTTGTGTCCGATGATCTCGTCAGCTTCCATCAGCATACGTAGGCCCTCGTCGATGGGGAGGACCTCGTAGCCAAGCGGTGACACGTAACCGGGGTGATCCGTGCAGGACCAGCCCCGGCCTGTTTCAACGTCAACCAACACGAGGGAATGGATGACTGTCATTTCAGGGATGAGACCGTCAGACTCGATGTCAAAGGCCAGACGCATGTCTGCCTCCTTTCGAGTAGCTGAGGTTGAGGGTCAGTCAGAGCAGAGGGGGTAGCCAAAGGCCTGTGCGACCTCTTCGCCGGTCAGCCGGGTGTACGTACACTCAGCGCTGTCGCCTGCGACTTCACGCATGAACCACGCAGTGAGCGCGTCGTTGTACGGACGGGTGATGCTTTCGAGAGCGTCGGCCCGGTTCGGGTTGTTCATCCCAAAAGGGGCGCAGAAGACGAACGCGGCCAGAGCTGTCTGCGGCTCGTGGAAGTTGAAGGTTGCATCAGGCGCAATACACGAACCCGGAAGCTGCTCGACGCTCCACAGGAGGAACGTACCGGCACTGACGTAGTCACCCTCCAACCGGATCGGAACGCCGTCACGCCAATAGCGCTCGGCTTCATCGTAGCCCCACTGCATGGGACCACCGCCCATGCCTTCGACGACACGCAGGTCATCAGTCGGCTCATAGGCCAGAGCTGCAGACACAGTGAGAGACAGCCCCAACAGGGCCGCGAACAGTTTCTTCATGATGTGAGTTCCTTGTCAGAAGATTGGGCTTCCGTCCTCGACGGGTCCGAAGCCTGAGTTCTCGATTGGGTAGACAAGACCGGACACTGGATCGTACCCGAGCTTGAAGGTCTTGCCTGTGGCCTGACCAGTCACGCGGTCCTTGAGGACGCGGAATGTGGTGGTGGAGCGTTCGTCTTCATCTTCAGCCTGCTGGTCACGCTCGAGGCCGAACATGTGGTGACACCAGAAGCCGATGGCTCGGCTGCCTTTGAACTGGCGAATGGTGACACGCCCACCTTCCTCGTGGGATTTACCCATGTCGGGGGTGGTCAGGTGCGAGACGATGCAGACCCAGATGTCCAGCTCTTTGACCAGACCGCCGAGGCGGGCCATGATCTTCTCGAGAGCCTTCCGTTCGTCTTCCTCTTGTGAGGCCAGAGCTGTCAGGTGGTCGATGTAGAACAGACGCACACCCGAGTAGTGGTACATGAACCGGATGGTCTCCTCGATCAGCTCGTAGTCAGCCGAACCGAAGTGGTCGTACATGAACAGGTTGTCGCTCCCGTCCAGCTTCTCGATGGTCTCGATCAGCTCCGCTGTCTCCCACGGGTTGCCCTCCCCGGCGGGCACATGGAACCTACGGCCAGCGACCTTGCCTGCAACACGCCGTGCTGTCTCTGTCGGCTGCTGCTCGAGGAAGAACAGGCCGACCTTCTGGTTCAGCTCGGTGATGTCGAAGGCGATCTGCTGCGTGAGGATGTCGGTCTTACCAACACCCGTGCCAGCCCCGAGAGCATCAAGCTCACCGTAGCGACGCCCGAGGACAGCATCGTCGAGGTCCTTGTGGAACCACGGAAGACCACGCACAGGGTCAACCATGACCTCGTCCTTGATGTCGCTCAGACGGACGACGCCTTCCGGTCGCCAGCTCTTGGCTTCAAAGATCGCGTCGATGATCTCCGGTCCGCGACCTGCGACGAGCATTTCGCTTGCGTCCTTGAGAGGGAGGCTTGCGATCTTGCACTTGCCGGGACGGAAGAGACGGGCACAAGCTTCTGCAGCTTCCTTCCCAGCCTCGTCGTTGTCGAACATGAGGATCACTTCCTCTGCCCGCTCGAGCCACTGCAGGTTGGCGCTGATGTCTCGGTGTGCGTTCTTCGCACCGCTGCTGATGGAGACTGCACCCCACCTGTTGCGCCCACCACTGATCACCTCGTAGACGGACATGGCGTCCAGCTCACCCTCAGTGACGATGAGCTTAGGCGGGTTGTCGCGGACCACATGCTGGCCGAAGAGCTGCAGGTCCTTCTTGTGGTTGATCCACGGGAAGTCCTTGCCCTTGAGGCGGATGTGCTGTGATGTGACGTGCCCCTGCTGGTCGCGGTAGTCTGCAATGTGGGCGGGCTTGCCGCTGTACTTGCCGAACTTGTAGCCGTACCGGCGGCACGTCTCTTCGGTGATCCTGCGCTTAGGCAGAGGCTTGACCTCCGCGTCGTCGATCAGGTCTGCTGACACGAAGCTGCTCCTCTTGGTTTCAGTTGGGACATACCCATCAGTCGGCGGCTCTCTGTGCTCACAGCCGAAGCAGAAAGCATGGCCGTCCGAGTAACGGGCGAGGTTGTCGCGGGAGCCACACGCAGGGCATGGCTCCTTCCCTACGAACTCGGACGACTCTTCTGTCACGAGATGAGCTTCTCGATCTGGACAGCCTTGGACCGGGCAGCCAGTGCGACTTCGACTGCGTCGGCAGCCTCAGCGTCGTGGGCAGCAGCAGCGAGGCGCAGGTCCTCGGCTTTCTTCTCGAGGTTCGCAGCAGCATCGGTCTGCTCATCGGCCAGCTCACGCAGGTCAGCGATTGCTTTGGTGAACGCAGACAAGATGCTGTCGATGTTGTTGGTGCCGGTGGCTTTGCGGATGAGTTTGCGGAAGGTGAACATGGGCAGGTTCCTTGTCATTTCAGAAGGAGGACATGATGATGATGCCGATGGCTGCGCAGACGTACGCAGCCACCAACCAGAGCAGGACAGGGTCCATCAACCGTCAGCCAGCGAGTAGCGGGTGTACCGCTTACCAGTCACCGGATGCTGCCGACGCTCACGGATGACACGGAAGCCCTCCTGCTCGATGTCGCAGATGCGGCGCGAGAGGGTGGCCGAGGTCATGTCGAGATCAGCCATGGCATCACGTGCGGAGATCGTACCGGCACGGCGCATGTACTGCAGGACAGTCTGAGCCTGTGCGGACAGCGCAAGGTAGCCACCGGGGATGTGGACCTCAGGCTCGTCGGTGCGTTCGTCGATCAGGCGCTGGGCCATGGCGATCACGGCGTCATCATCTTCACCGAAGCGGTCGATGAGAGTCTCGGCAAGGCTGAGGATGGATTGCGGAAAGGTGAATGCACCCCCGTGGCCAGCATTGTTGTCCAAGCGGAAGAAACCGAACCCTTCTTCGTGGCCTTTTTCCTGCTGGAACGTGAGGCCCCAACCGATACCTCTGTAGATGGTCTCGGGGTTTTTCATCTCGATGCGGTTGTCATCCGTCGGAGTGTCCACGGTGCCGTGCTCTTCGATGAGAGCTTCAGCAAACGCGACAACCTGCTCCGGTGCCGAAGACGCCATGGATGTGACGAGGTGGGTGCCGATAGCGAGAGCATCCGAGGGGGAGAGGTCGATGAGGTGAGACCCATAGGTCTTTACCATCGCTCCCCAATTTACGTCATAATCGTTGACAGAAATCTCGAGATGGGTGTCAGGGCTCATGTTGCAGATGAACTTCGTGCGCATGTTTGGGTTCCTTTCCCGGTTGTCGGGTGCGTTGAAACGAGAAACCCCCCGCCCTGCCGAAGCAGGAGCGAGGGGAGAAACGAGGGGATTGCAATGGTGGGCCCTAATTCAGGACGCCTGCCATTTGCCGCCGGTATTGGCGAAGGTCTTCTTCAGGTACGTGCGGCTGTCGTGGTTGTAGATGATGATCCCTTCTGGGATGTAGCCAGCCTCTCCGGCACTACGCCACAGGTCTGCCATCACCTTGTTGATGACCTCGCCGGAACCGGCTCCTGTGTACAGGACAGGCACCTGCTTCACGCAGGGTGGCAGCGTGTCCACCGGACGGAAGGTGTTAAACAGGAAGAACTGCTTCTGCTCGAGCATGTGCGGGTTCTTCTGGATGCCGGGACCAGCCCACTCACCATAGTGGTAGCCATCGCCGAGCGTGGCCAGAGCCTCAGCATTCTCATGTGCCCAGAAGGCGAAGCCCATGTTGTCGTCGCCGGGTTTGATCAGGCGGTTGCGACTCTGCATCCCAACAAGGACGCCATCACGGACGATCACACAGGCGTTGGTCCCGTCGATCTTCTCAGTGATGGTGATGGTGTTGCCGCGATCCCGAGCAATCTTCGGCCAGCCTTTGAACTCGACGCCGCCTTCGGATGGGGAGAGGTCGTAATCGTACATGGGGGGGGTTCCTTCTGTCGAAACAAAGAAGCCCCACACCAGCGTGTGCTGATGCGGGGCGTTTTGGATTTGCAATGGTGGAACTTAATCCAGCAGCTGGAGCTTCTGGCCGGGCCGGATCAGGTCATTGTCGATGTCGTTGAGGCGGCGGATTGTGTGGAGCGGGACCCCGGTTACACGGGAGATCGACCACAGCGTATCTCCTGCCTTGACGATGTACTGGCGCTTGACGCCAAGCTTCTCACCGCGCTGCAGTGCAGGACGGAGATGGCGATCCCACCGATATTCGAGACGGTCATCGTCATACGTGTCGAGTGGGACAACGAAGCCGGTCTTGAACTCCTCGACGGAGAAGCAAGGGCAAGCCTTGGGAGCAGCTCTGGTCATCTTGATCAGGTCGCGGTGACCGATCACGTTGTCCATGGGGATGCCGAACTTCTCGCAGGCATCCTCGATCACGTACCAGAGGGCGACGTACTGTGCGTCTGTGAAGTTGCAGTCGGGTGTGCGCCCGTCCTCTTTGACACCGCCCGCTAGGGAGACACCAAAGCTGCGGGCGTTCCAGCCGGGGCCGCAGCCTCCGACATGAGCGCCGGGAGAGCCGACGCGACGGGTGCGATGGCCGGAGCCGTGCCACTGGATTTCACCGGAGCGTGTGATCACGACGTGGTAGCCGCAGCCGCTCCAGCCTTTACGGCGGTGTACGCGGTCCACCCACGCAGCACCAATGTCCATGGTTGGAGTGGTGGCTGTGCAGTGGACGATGAGATATTCGTACACCCCCGGCGTTGCGGGGAAGATGTTCATGGCTTGATGCCTGCTTTCTCGATGGCAGCCAGCCGGTCTGTGCCTGCCGGTTCGTCGATCCAGCCCGTCGGGATCACAGCTTTGGCGTACATGAAACCATGTCTGTCGCACCACATTGCATAGGTGGTCCGCGATTGTTTGCTGATCCGGGTGTTGGGGTTCGAGAACACGAAGCGGATGTCCAGCTCCGGTTGCTGCTCTTTGATGAGGATATGCTTCTGCCGGTCTTCGGTCACGAAGCGCCCCTTGGTCTCGATGATGATACCGTTGGGGAGGATGAAGTCGGGGGTATAGCGGGAGAGCCGAGCTGGCTTGACGTAGAAGACGGGCTTCTCCTCGTACGAGAAGTCAACGCCTAAGCTGGTCAAGTGCGCTGCAGTCTTGCCTTCAAGACCTGAGCGGTAGCCCGCAGCCCTCGCCCGCTGATCCGGGGTGAGCTTGGTACGCATGTGCTGAAACGCAGATAGGGGAGCCGAAGCCCCCCTATCTGTCCGGCCCTTAGAACGGGATTTCGTCGTCGTCGAGGCCATCCCCGTCGTCGTCGTCGTCGGCATCGCTGTCGTCAGTGTCCTCGTCGGCGTCGTATTCGTCGAGGTCATCAACGTCGAAGTTGCCACCGCCTTCAACAGCACCGAAGGCAGAGGAACCGCCGCCGCCAGACACAAGGTCAACGATCTGGACTTCGTTCAGGTAGAAGCTCATGAACGACTTCGCGTTCTCGGCGATGAACGAGTAGCCAATCACGAACGCGACACGGCCAGTGGTGCCAGCATAGACGAGCGGACGCTTCTTGTGCGGGATCACCTGACCCTTGGGGTCGGACAGCTTGACCACTTTCTTCACGGTCGCGCCGGTCTTGCGGTCGGTGAAGCTGGCCTTCGTCTTGAACTTCATGATGATGTTGCCGGTCGGCTCACCTTCTTCAGTCAGCTCGTCCTCGTAGAAGTCCACGATGACCGGGGCAGTGATGCCTTCCTTCTTCCACTTCGCCTTCTGCTTGGGCGATGCGGAGCTGAATGCTTCCTCGGCGTCACGCTGCTGGTCGGCGACCTGAGCTTCGATCTTCTCGAGGAAGTTCTGGACGGCAGGGTCGTCCTTGTCCAGCAGGACGTTGACGGAGTATTCGCCCTCGGCCTTGTACCGGGTGTCGGGCTTGTTCAGGTGGCAGTACTTGAAGACTGCGATGGGGGTGAAGTACTGCTGCTTACGCGCCATTGCGGGCGTTCCTTTCGAGTTCGGTCACGTCGATGCCTGCGTCCATGAGTTCGGCGAACAGGTCGAGGGGTATGTGGTTGCCCTGCTGCACACGGCGGCGGGCGATTGCGATGAGACGGTCGGTGCGGGAGTTCAAAGCTCGTGTTCCAAGTAGGCGCGGACTGCGTCGAACTCGACACGGCGTCCATCGGCGTGGTTCATGATGTTGTCGGCGACGGTGAATGCGTCCTGCGGGGAGAGCTTGTGCTTCTCCATGAGCAGCTTGAACGCAGCAGCGATGGCGATGGTCTGACGCTCAGGTGTCATGTCCTGAATGGCGTCGATCACCGTCATCGTGCCGGTTGCTGCATCGCGGACGCTCAGGTGGTTGAGCGTATCGCGGTTGAGCATGTCAGTCCTTGTTCTCCATGCCTTCGAGTGCCTCTGCGAGGGTGTACAGATCTGCGGCGAGTCCACGGAGGTCGTCGGCTTCAAAGAAACCGATCCGTTCCCCGCTCTCCGTGCTCAGGGTGAGATCGTTATCGAGGTCGCTGTAGGTCGTGACCTTGCTGACGAAGATCCCATTGCCGAGGTAGCCTTCGACAACCTCAGTGATTTCGACTGCGGGTACGGTGGTGGTTTTGATGCACTGCATGTGCTTCCTTTCCAGTTGTTGGATGCGTTGAAACGCTGATTGCAATGGTGGGCCTTAATTGCGGGAGCGGAGCGCCCACGCCTTCCGACAGTGGTTCTCATCCCACCAGAACAGGCGGTCGGCGAAGCGGCGCAGGATCGAGTGGACCGCACGTCCTTCCCTCTCACCCTCATAGAACCGGGCGCACAGGCTGTAGCCCGTAGGCCCGCATGTGATTGTGTTGGCGATGAGCGAGAGCTTGATGAGCCAGAGAGGAATGCCGTTCATGGGATGGGTTCCTTGGTGTTGATGGCGCCGATGTTTGCCAGTCTGCATAGGTCTAGGCAAAGAAAAAGTCCGAGCCACGAACTTCATCCAAGCACAGGTTGCCCTTGGGTGGGATCGCTGGGACTGTGTCCTTCTCGCCTTCATCAACCTGACGGATGATCTGCTGACGGAAGTCCTCGAGCACGTCCATGTCACTGTAGAGATCGACGAACGCTTCACGCAGGCAGGCAGCCAGCATGTTCGTGTCTGCTGCATGGCAGCCGAAGCTGTCATGGATCATGGCAAAGTGGTTGATGCCATTGTCCTTGGCGTAGCACACGCTCATCACGAGGTGCGTGGCGTCCATCGAGTGGACGAAGTTCGGGCTGATAGCATTGGCCATCCGCCGCTTGTCGATGGTGCTCTTCTCCTCTGCGAGGGACAGCTTCACGACCGCATCGCCGAGCTTGGTCTTCACGCGGCGGCTGCTGGTGTTCTTGTACTGCTGCATGACACGGAACCCGACAGGCGTGGTCCAGTATACCGGCAGCTCTTCATTGGCTACGACCTTGGCGCACTTCTGCAGCCAGCCCATAGCGTCACGTGCAGCTACGACCACCTCGCCGATGCTGTCCCAGATCAAGTCGGACAGGAACAAGCAGGCACCGAACGCTTGGCCCTGACCGAACGGGTCAGTGAAGCCAGCCTTGAGCTGGTCCCGATACCATTCGACCGTGTAGTCACGGCAGCTATAGCGTGTGCTCCCGTAAGGCAGGGTCATGACCTGACGCTTGGTGGTCTTGCGGCTGAGTCCCATGCGCAGCCAAGCTGCAGCGTAGACCTCCTCGTCCCAAGAACCTCTAGCTTCAGCTTGAACAGCTATAGCTTCAGCAATAGCTTCAGCTTCTCCTCCTTTCAGGGAGGAGGAGGAGGCATCTGAAGAACAAGCTTTAGCTGCAATGGTGGAACTCAATTCACCACCGATGCGTTCAAGCTTCTCCACGACCTTGTCACAAACCCGCTGGTAGATGTCAGCAGGCACCTCAGATGGTAGCAGGTTGACCGCCTTGCCCCCGGTCTCATCGAGCAGCATGGCAGAGAAGTGTTGGATGCCAGAGCAGCTCCCGTCCAGAGCCACAGCGAGGCGTGACTGGTAGCCAAAGCCTTGCTCCATGAAGCCTGCCCACTCAAAGCAAAAGGCGAGGAACTGCCATGGCTTGTCGGCCTCCTGCCAGAGGGTGTTGCTGAAAGGGTCAGCCGCACATGCTGCGATCTCCTGCTCACGCTCTTCGACCCACACGATGCGATCAGCCAGCGCTGCCTTGTCGTAGCCGAAGACGTTGGCACCGTGGATAGCCAGCCAGCCAGCAGCCAGACCATCCTCGATAGGCTTGGCGTCAGCGAACTGGAGCAAACCTTTGGTCACGTCGTTACCCTGCGGGTTGAACGAGGGGATGGCATAGACCCGGCCCCGGAAGTCGAGCTGGTACGGGAAGTAGATCGCCTCGTAGTCAGCGTAGGTCTCAGCGATGCGGAGAGCCTTGGCTAGGGCCAGACGCTTGGATCGCATGGACACGTTAGAGGCATGGTGATGGTGGGCCTCACGCTTCCACTCACGCAGCGCTTCCTCGTTGTCCTCGAGGCAGGCGTGTTCACCTCCTGTCGTCTTGGTGTGAAGCCCCGGCAGAGGGATGCTCTCACCACAGACAGGGCAAGGGCAGTACTGAATGTCCTCGCGGGAGGGCAGACCAGCCAAAGGGTGGCCGAGGTCCCACATCTTGGCGATCACCTGCATCACGTCGCGGTTGATATGCCACCGGGTAGCCTGCAGTGCGTTCACCGCCTCGTAGACCATCGGCATCTGGTCTGCGTGGTCGGCCAGCTCAGACAGGTAATTCATGTTGGGCGACTTGACCAATGCGTTGCGGCCTTGTGCGTCCTGCGTCAGGTAGCCACCGTTGAACGGGTCAGTCCAGTCGAGAGGCTTCACAACCATCGGCATGTGGGCAGGGTGCAGCATCTCAGAGCGGGCGCACTCAGCTTCGATCCATTCCATCAGCCGCTGCGTGGGCTGCAGTATCTTCACCGTGTCACGGCGTGTCTGCACCTCATCGCCAATCTCGACGAGACCAGTCTGCTGGATCATGTCAACCAGAGCTGCCCCGAGGTGGAGACAATCCTGCTCCGGCCACGGCGTCCACTCGTCTTCGTTGAAGCGGCGGTCATAGCCAGCCATGGTGCTCTTCTTGCGGTGGTAGGACCCACCCTTCTTGGCACGTTCGAGGGCACGGTTATACATACGGGCGTCGGTATCCTTGAACCGGGTGAAGCGCACCTCGTCCTCAATGCGGCGACCGATGTGGATGGCGACACGCTGCAGGAGCTGACGCTTCCCGGTCAGGCTATCGACCACCACCTTCATGGCGATGAAGCCCGCGACGTCAGCGTCTACCTGATCGAGGTACTTGAGTGCGATGTGGCGGCGTCCTGCCCCCTGCTTGGCCTTCTCTTTGAAGCGCTCGATGGCTTCGGCGATGGTGACCACGGACATGCCGACGAGTGTGCGACCATAGCCTGTGCCACTCTCGTTGCCCCGCTCACGGGCGGCAGCAACGGCCTTGCGTACCTGATCCCGACCGAGCGAGACCATCTTGCTTTCCAGCTCCAGCTCGGCAGCCAGTGCCTCCCCGTATGTTGCAGCCAGTTGCTCTTCGGGGCGACGGAGGGTGTGGTTCATGCGTGTATTCCTCGTGTTGCAGCAACAGATGTTGCGGATCGTTCCAATCTTATGCGGATTGGAGAATGTCGAGCGAAAGAAAAAGCCCCGGCGAATATGCCGAGGCTTTGTTGGTGTTCCAGCCACCGATGCGAGGTGGTGAACGTGTAATGGTGGAACCTAAATCTTCTGCGCTTGGTGCGGGTGACAGGGATCGAACCTGCAAGCCATTGAAAAGGCACGGGAACCTAAATCCCGCGTGTCTACCAGTTCCACCACACCCGCAACATATGCAACGTGTTGCTGCATCATCTGCAACAACGTCCGCAACAAACGCTGCAAGTAGATACGCTTCTCATGCGCGGCGATCAAGGGCATTCACGAGTGCGGTGATTTCGTTCTCGATGCGGGCGAGTTCCCGGCGCTTGACCTCCAGCTCCGCAGCCATGGCCATGTGTTTCCACGCCTGCGTGTCGTGCAGGTGTTGAGTCACCTCGTAATGGGTGATCATCTTGTCGAGCTGTTCGGCGGTGTACCCACCATACATGATGCTCATGCTGCGTCTCCTTCCAGTGCAGCCACGGCCCTCATCAGGTCCTGTGGCATGAGGTGTGCGTACTTCATCGTCGTCGTGATCGAGGCATGACCGAGCCAGTCCTTGACCACAGGCAGGGAGACCCCGGCCTTGACCAGACGGGAAGCACAGGTGTGGCGGCAGACGTGGGGCACGAAGTTCTTGTCCCCGCTGAGACCCATCATCCCACGCACCCGATCCCATGGGTGGCGCAGCCACGTGTTGTCGTAGGGGAAAGGCTGAGGTTGACCGGCGCGGCGTCCCATGATCTGCTTCACCCGCTTGGTCATAGGCACCGACCTGTACTTGCCGTTCTTCGTGCCCTTGCCCTCGGCCCCATAGACCAGCATGACCCCCGACTTGAGGTCAACATCCTCGGCCCGCACGTTCCACAGCTCAGAGCAGCGGAGGCCGGTGTCGATCAGTACAGTGACAGCAGCGGCGTGGTCGAGCATCCCGAGCTGGACGAACGTGTCGAGCATCGAACGCTCTTCGGCCTCACTGATCTGCCTGATCCTGCCAACAGCTTCCTTCCTGAGCTTCGGCATGTGTGGCATGGCAGCCAGACCCCCGAAAGCGACGGCAGTCTTGAGCACCTTGGACAGGGCGCTGATCTTGCGGTTGATCGTGCTGTCACTGTTGCCTTTGGCTTCACACGCGGCCAGCCAACGGTCGATCATGTCCCGGTCGATGGATGCCAGTGGCACGTCAGGACCCATGACCTCGATTGCACTCTCTACGTTCATGCGGGCGATGTTCTCGTAGCTACAGCCACGCCAGCCCTCAGGCTTGGGCAGGGACAGTACCTTGTCGAGCGCTTCCTGCAGGGTCCAGCCCTTGGCGTTGGCCCGTGGTGTGCGTGGATCAAGGCCAACCTGCATAGCACCACGCAAGCGAAGGCGAGTAGCAATGGCTTCCTCAAGCGTCTCGCAGGTGGCAGTGTGGCGGTTCCCGCTGACCGTCACATCAACGAAGTACTTGGCACCCCTCATGCGGATGCCTTTGGGTAGCTGCTTGGACATGGTCTCTCTCCTCTCAGTCAGCTAGTGATTGAAGCTCCGCGATCAGGCGCTTGCCCTTGGGCGACAGGCTGATCAACATGCGGCGCGGCTCTTCCGGGTCAGGCTGCAGCGTCACCAGCTCCAGTCCTGCTTTCACCCCCCGGTGTGGCTTGTCGTGCAGCAGAGCGATCTGTCGTGCTACGGTGGACTGGTTCAAGCCTGTGCTGGTGCAGAGGTCTCTCACCGTGCATTCCCCCTTCTGGTGAACCAGTAGGAAGATATGCGCCCGCGACACGGTCATTTCCGGGTCGATCCTAAGGAAGTGGGCCGCCACCCTCGCCAAGAAGCGCGTCGAAGTTACGGACATTCTCTCTCTCCTTTTGCATCGCGCTGCATGAGGTGATGTAGACCACCACTCTGCCGCAGTTGATGCTTGTTCCCTGTTCCGGGTCTCTCTCGACCAGCGGCCTAAGCCACTGGAATGATGGTCCCCTCGTTTCGATAGCCAAAGCCCCAACAAAAGGGAAGCACACAGTTCTCACGTTCATACTCATTGTCCCACTGAGTGATAGTGTAGTGACAGGCTGTCGTGATACGCAGCCCTTCCGACTCTACTCGAGCACCAACAAAGCACAGACACGGGCGATCCGCCGTGTCTTACTCAAGCTCCCATTGCCTTTTGCATTCGACCAGCGGATGCGGCGCTCCTGCTTCCCCAGATCGTGCAGCAAGGCGGGTGATGCGGATTGGCGTAGACCTTTCATCATGCCCCTGCAACCCCCTCGCCAGCATCTTTACGCGCGGCAATCAAGCTATCCAAAAGGATACCCATGCGCTCGATCTCTTCGCGGGCCATCTGTTTGCCCTCGCCGGTCCCATTTTCCAAGGCCATGATGTAGATGCGGGCCGCTGCGGCCCACGTGGGTGTCATGTCGACGGTGCGTACCGGGGCTTCCTCTGGTGCAACGCTGTTTCCTGTGAGTTTGATCTTGGTCATGTCTTTTCCCCTTCTGCTACCCGTGCCCACTTGGCGAGGTCGTTGCCCTGTACCGTCCACAGTGTGCGTTCCCCGTTCTCGCCACGGTCGAGCCAGCCGAGCGGGATGGTACTGTTGAAGCGATGCACGACGGTGGCTTTGGACCAGTACACAGCCCCGTTCTCATCAGGTGCGTGGCCTTCGCTCTCGTGGACCTCGTTGATCCTCATGATGCAGCCGTTGTTGCGGATCAGGTCACCCTCTCGCAGGGCGGAGGTCGGGACCATGATCACAGGTGCGTTAATCAGGTGTTCAAGGCTCATTTGCGGTACTCCTTAGGCAGGCTGGCCGGGACACGGTCAAGCACGTCGTCGAGGTAGTCAAGCATGTGGGTTCTCCTATGTGGTAGCTCATGCGTTGGCGCATGGGATGCCGCCCCGGCTGGCAGGGCGGACACCGATGCGTCAGGCAGCACCCTCCATGACAAGCAGTTCGGACTTGTCCACGCGGATCGAAGACACCTTGTCGAGGTTGATCGACTTGATCCGGCCAGCGGCCACGTCATAGACGGGAAGCAGGTTCGGGTAACGCTCGAGACGTGTGCGGGCAGCCTTGAGACCGGCCTGTGAAGGGTTCACGGCGAGGTGTGTGGCGACAGCGTGGGGCTGGATCGTCAGCTTGCGGATGGTGCCATCTTTCTTGGCGAACGTGACAGACACAAAGCGCCCCTCGAGACCATCCAGAAGCTTGCGGATGGTGCGGCGACGGGTGCGGATTTTGTTGGTGCTCATGGTGGGTTCCTCATGTGGTTCAAGCTCATGCGTTGGCGCATGGTGCTGCAGCCCCCTCAGGCGAGGGCTACAGGCGATGCGTCATCTACGGCAGGGCCGCTAAAGGCGGGCGAGGTCGTTGCCAGACCAGTCGTCGCAAGGGTCGTCGATCATTGCTTGGGACGCCCACAATATGGGCAGATGCAAGGCGACGTGTGCGCCCCACAGCCTTCACAGGTGGCAGGCCTGAGTGGCAACGGCGCAGGCGGCACCCAAGACAGAGGTGGCCTCACCATTCGACTAGCGCCGCGAACATGATCCACGGACCAGCCAGCCAGATAGCAATGAACAAGACTCCGAGAAGCTCGAGCAGGAAGCTGCGGATACGTCCCTGCATGATCACTCCTCCCCATTTCCGATTGCATCAAGCAACGCGAAGCGGGTCAGGTGGAAGCCAGAGTGTTCCCGTCCATCAGCGTCCTTGACGGTGACGTAGGGCCTGTCAGGGAAAATACCTTCCTCCACCCTGACGACGGTGTAGACACCCCCCTCAACCACTCTTTCAGTGTTTCCGTGGAAGCCTATGGCCTTCACAAGCATCCCCGGCCTGACCCAATGTCGCTGCCGTTGGTCAATCGTTTTCATTGATCACGCCTCCCCCATCAGGATGCGTTTCAAGGCCGGGAAGGTGCGGCCAGTGATCCGCCCAAGGTCAGCCAAGGTAAGCTCGGGGTTCTGGTCAAACTCTTCGCGGATGCGGTCAGGGGACCAGCGGTGCGGATTATCGAAGCTCATGCCACGTTCCCCCCAGATCGAGAGGTGCAGACCAGCGAATGCACGTTCTGTCAGAAACCCCTTATGAACAAGCACAGGAACGATTGGGGTGAGCGTTTCACCGTCCTTGCCAACCTCTTCCAAGATGCCCGGAATAGGGCTTGGGGTCGCCACGATGTAGTCCCCGGCATCGAAGCCCCCGGCATACTGCCAATCGAGCGCCCGTTTGACCTCTTCCATGGTGGTGTAGCGGTTAGTCCCGAGGAACTCGCCCTCACGATAGGTGGTGCTGGCGCTTCCGTGTTCAATGAGGATGTAAAAGCCTTTGTGGGCCATGGTTTTCTCTCCTATGGGTTGGCTCATCAGTGACCGGGAACCCATCCCGGCCAGACCGCCCATCGCTGGACGGTTTCGCCTTTGCCAGTCTGCATAGATCACGCCGCAACAAGGGCCTTCGCTTTGCGCTTGGCGGTGCCATGGGCGACAATCGCAATCGACTTCGCCTTGACCGCTGCCCCAGCGCAGAGACCGCATTTCTCGCAGGTGGTCCGCATCCCAGCTTCCTCACTGGCAGGGCACAAGATTTCCTTGCCCTTGACCACGTCAGCAACGTCAGCGATCACACGGAACGTCCGCTGACCCATGGCCCATGCAGCTTGTGCGTGGCCTTCGCTTTCAGCACTGGTCATGTAGCGCTTAGGATCGGTCGCGGCCCCGTCCACCCCGTTCTGGTGGGTGTAGGCGGTCCAGCCGGTAGCATCGGAGCACAAGCTGTCCCAGATGTAAGAGGGCACTGCGGCCCCGTCGCCATAGGTGCCAATGCGGACCATCTGACCGGCCCCGGCTGCAGCAATGGCGGCATGGCCGTTGATAGCCTCGTAAGCCCCGCGCTGCCATGCCTTCCACTTGCCAAGCGGACCATGGGCCAGCGTAACGTAGCAGGTGCGATCCTTGGCTTGTCCGCTGTCCCCGTCGTGTGCCTTGCCCTTGTGTGGACAGTTGCCACAGATCGAGAAATCAGCCCCGGTGCGGCTTGCGGTGATCGGGTCCATGTCAGCACGAAGGATATAGGTCTGCATCATACCGCCAGTCTTGCGGTTCGTGCTGCCCTGTTGAGCTAGGACGATGATACGTTCCCCATCCAGCAATGACGGACCGTCGTAGATGATGAAGGTTTTGCCAGCTTTGGCCATGGGTCTCTCCCCTTGTTCGGTTTCGGCCTTCTGGGCCTCATCAGCAGAGCGACAAATGCCACATGGCATAGCTCTGGACCGAACAAGTGGAAGCGGCTCTGCATGGCCATTGTGGATGCCCCTATCAAGGCGGTCCCACTCCCCTGCGCCTAGTCCCTCTGGGCGACACTTTGCTTCAAATGCCGCGTTCGGTTTCGACGCCCAGCCGGTGATATGTCTTCGGGCGGCTGGCCCCTGCTATGGTGCGGGTTCGTCCCGCTATGTCTGCCGCGTATCCTGCAGGTCACCCCGCCTTGAACCGCGTAAGGCCTTCCACCTATCTCGGGCCATATCGAAGGGCCTTCCCGCCGGGCCTTGCTTGCCGCACCGGTTGCCACCTCAGGGCGGGCTTGCGCTCAGGCCCCTCGGAATCCCGACCCGGTGGAGCGTGGCGCCCCGTCGTTTCGGTAAGACAGTTATGCAGCTTGGCGAACGAGATGTAAACACCTTTTTTGCATCTAGGTGCATTTTTCTTGTAAGCCGCTGTTTTGCTTAGGTTTTATGCTGTGCCTTGCCGTGGTCCAGCAACAGCTAGACCTATGCAACCTTGCATTTCCCCCGTGGATAGCTCGTGCGTGCGCGTATGCGTGAGCGCGTGTGGCGGGCTGGTTCGGATGCTACGAGCGGATGAGATAGCGTGTGCTAGACACTATGTCAGGGCGTGGAAGCATGTGAGTTAGCGTATGCTAGACACTAAGGATGAAAAGGATATATGGATCAAATACAGATGGTTCAACCATTAAACTACTTTGCACATAGCGTACGATCTACACAAACTCACAAGAAATAGCACGTGAATGTTGCATGATTAGATGCACCATCTTGCGCAAAACCCTTGTTTCATTGGGCTTGACGTGGGCAGGGTTGCCATTTGTTGCACACCCCCCCTGTCAGACCATGCTTTTCCTGCGGTGTGAGCGACGGCCCACCCTATGGGGGGAAAGCGCGGCAACCAATATAGCGGTAGGGCGATCACAAGTTTGGCCCAAAACCAACGGGGTTGGGAGACCACTGGGACGGGTACGAGCTGGTGGTCAAGCTCATGCTATCCACTACAGGTCAAGCTCAAGCTACAACCTAACCCTAGCCTCAACTTTCCTCTTGCTATGTGCCCCTAGGAGAGGAGGATACCATCATCCTCGAGTAGGGGCGGGCACAGCTTGGCTTCAGCTTCTACCTGTCCATGATGGTCTTACACGAGGACAGGGGGAGCTTCAGCCACAAGCTCAGGCCCCACCACTGCATAGCTATAGGTATAGCCCATTTACAATGGTGGAACCCAATTATTTCCCCATGTTATCAGGTACTTGCCCAGAGGCCTCCTGAGCCTTCATTCATGGCAATTTCCATGGCCTTTTCAGGGCTTGCACCCATAGCCAGAGCGTCCAAGCTGAGGCCTACTTCACCGTGCCAGAGCGCCAGTTCAGCTTCGAGGATGCGGGAGCTACGTTCTGCAGCCTTCTGCTCCTCGTCCTGACCCATCTGCTCGACCCAGTAAGCCACGGCCATAGCCAGAGCGTCTACACGGTCGTCGTATGCGAGTGAGCCACGCTCTTTCGTCAGCCTGCTCATCTGGTACATGAGCTGTCGCTTGAGCGCTTGCTCAGGCGGGTAGTCCCTGACTGACTGCTGGTCGTGTTTGATCACGCTGGGACAGACGACAAGCCTGTGCTGGTTCATGACAGGCTCGAGTGTGTCGATGATCCGCTTCTCCTTCTGCTGGTTGGAGCGGACCTCCTCGAGGGTCATGGGGTATCCGGCCTTCTTGAGGTGCGGAGTGAAGAGCTTGGTGAACATGCCGTCACCGAAGTTGCTCTCGATGATCCCGAGGTTGCACTTGTTACGCTTGGCGATCTGTGCGAGGGCGTCCATGACGTGGTCGTCGTAGCCACCCTGCATACCACCAGCCTCCGTCACGAAGAGGAAGCCGTTGAGCATCTTGACCACAGCGTAGGTGGTCTCGTCCTTGCCCCGACCAGAGGGGTCGATAGCGATGACGCTGCCCTCGTACTTCACCCAATCACCGGGCGTTGCCGCTGGGCGGTGGTAGCGGTCGCCATTGAGGCCGACGCACTGGAGTTCCTGCAGTCTGTACTGAGGATCAGCAGACCAGATCAGGCGCTCAGGGGCTGTGTCCACGTTGAGGGACGTGACGATGAGGTCGGACAGCTTGAGCGGATACTTGTCGGCATCAGAGAGCCTCGTGTCGAGCATGAACTGCAAGGCAAAGCCTGAGCGTCCATAGGACATCTCCCGCTCGAGGAGGTCGTCGTCATCGAAGCGAGTAGGATCGACGGGAGCACGTGGAGAGTCTCCGTCTTCCAGCATGGCCACGATGCTCGGTGCCAGCCGGTCGCCGTAGCTCGTAGCGAGAACGTCCTTGGCAGGCAGGCGGGCAGGCCAGATACGCACAGCATAGCCACGGTTGGGCAGCTCGTTGTACAGGCTCTCCTCGGTCTGCGGGGTGCCGAGGTACTTGATGCGTCCACCGGGCTTGAGCACGGCGTCGAACTCCTTCACACGCTCTGCCAGCTTGTCACGTTGGCCTTGGGTCTCGGAGTTGTTGGGGACCTCCACGTCGTCGCCAATGATCTCGTCAGCGCGGGAGCCAGTGAGCTGACCGAAGATGCCCACGGATTTCACCGATGGGGAATGGTCTGCTTTGGCGGGGCCGACATCGAAGGCGATCATCGAGCTTCGTTGCTCAGGACGGGGCTGGAGGTGTTGGAGGATCGGCATCTCACTGATGAGACGCTGTGTGAAGATCGAGAACTGGTCAGCACGATCCTTGGAGGCCGAGACCACCATGAACTTGAGCTGAGGGTTACGCAGGAGCCGCCAGCACACGTATGCTGATGTGATCCAGCTCTTGCCGACGCCACGGAACGCCTCGATGATAAGGCGTCGTGGCCCGTGTTGGAGGTATGTGGCGATGTCCATCTGTACCCATGTCGGGTCAGGGAGGAGGAGGTGCCGCCACACGAGGATCAAGAAGTACCGGAAGTCCTCAAAAATCTTCCAATCCTTCTCAGGGTATTCTTCACGCCACCACGGCGTGTCTTTCTCTAGGCTCATAAAGGCTCCTATGCGGGCTGGAGAAGCTCAGGACAGGCCTAAAGGGTCTCTAGGGTGTGGTTGCCCCAGAGAACCCGTTCAGGCCTGTGGTACGGCTTCTCAGCCGCCGTAGAGAGGGGTCACGTTTCCAAGGTCAGGCAGGTCATCCGCGAGGGATTTGATCGCCGGGTCTTTTGCACCATCGGCGTTGATGCCATTGTCCTTGAGGAACTGTCGAATGGCGTTGAGGTCGGACGGGGTAGCCTGCCCGGACTTCAGACGGTCCATCATCTCTTCTGCGAGGGCACCGTGAAGTGCCGCCATCAGGTCTTCGGTCGCACGGCTCATAGGTATGGGTCTCCTTCCTTGCCGAGCAGACGGAACCGCACCCATTCGTAGATGCGGATACACGTCCAGATTATAGCCAGAACACCTGCAACCGTGGTCACGACTACAGGCAGCCAATCAATCTGAGAGCCGATGGCAGCACCTAAGGCTGCCACGTCGGCTACGTCTCTATCGTTCACTGTGGGGGTCTCCTTACGGATTGGAAACGCCGATGGCGAACAGCTTGACGGTCATGGTGCCAATATCACCTCCGGTGTAGGATGACGCGCGGATCTTCCACGCTGAGGTGGTTGTCTCACACGTGAGCGTCTGGTGGAGAGAGTTGATAGCCCCGACGTTTGCACCGCCAACACCTTCCTCCACGTTAGCGCTGGAGAACAGCACGGTCCCGTTGAACCCTTTCGGATACGCAAACGAGACAGGAGTGGACGCCAAAGCGGTGTCGAACTCAACCTGACGGGTACACACTTGAAGACCGCCCGGAAGACGTACAACCTGACCGTCAGCAAGTGACGCCCAGATGTCAGACTCAGTGTCTGTACCGCTGTCCAAGAACTGGTCAGTACCAGAACCAAGCAAGTCATTGTTGAACACGCGAACACCGACAGATGCGGCGTCGGAGATGTTCACCCCAGCCGTCCCAGAAGCGGAGCGGAAGAAGCTATCGGACACGGACGAGCCGGTGCAGTTACCGTGCAGGTGTGCTCCGTAGCCGGAGTAACCACTTCCTCTGTTGGCCTTGAAGCGACTGTCTTGGATACCAGAAGCAAAGATGACATCGGTCGTGCATACGCCGTTGTTGTAGCTGATGTCATTGCCAGAGCCTGTACCAGTCAAGCTCAGGAGTGTCCCTGCGCCCGTGCCCTTGTTCCGCATGAACTCGGAGTTGTTGAAGGCACCTTCAAGACGCACGTCAACGCTGTTTCCTGTCATGTCATTTTCATTGATCTGACAGTTGTCGAGCGTCTCTGTGGTGTCAGTTGTGATCCCGCGTGTGAACCCGTTGACAGTGTTGCCGTTGAATTTACCGCCGGTCTGGTCACCGCCGAAGACAAGCCCACGTTGGAACTGACCGTCGTAGTCAGCGCCGTAGAGGTGGTTGAAACAGAAGCTCGTGCCTGTGCTTTGACCAATCCACGCAGCGATCTTCGCACTGCCAGAGATGACGTTGCCCTCGATTACGTTCCCTTCTGTGCCATTCTCCATACGAAGAACAACGCGTCCGAGAGGGATAGTGGCGTCAGTCAGGCTGTCGTCAAGCGCGTCAGTATTAACGACGACGAGACGGTTGTTGCGGGCCTCACAGTACCGCACTGTACCAGCTAGCCTGCTCCCGTGACCGATGCGGAGAAGCCTCGGGAGAATGTTTCCGGGGCGCTCGATAGCGAGTTCATCTGTCTGGACGAGAGTAGGATCGACTGTCGCGCCATCGTACATGACGTAGTTGTCGTTCATCTGACACGCGTAGCACATCAGATACAGCCGAACAGCGGCCCAGTGTGCGTTGTAGCAGAAGTTGTTGTTCATCGTGCAGTGACGTGCACCTCCGGTGAGCACAAGGGTACTACGCTGACCGCCTTCCGTGTAGTTATACCGGACGTGGCAGTTGGAGATCGTACCTGCGGTGTCGAAGATGTTATCGTTGTAGTACGCGATTGGGTCCGGTGCGCCTGTTTCGAGCTTGCGCCCACTGAGGGACACAGCAGCAAACGACACGCGGTAGAACTGACAACGCTCCACGATGACGTTCGTGGTGTGGGCAGTAAAGTCGGAACGATACAGCTTCACGCCGGTGACGCCGATGGAAGCATCTCCTGCAGCATTCTCCGCGTAGTAACGCGTACCGTCGATCTCTGTTCCGTAGAGGTTGTCGGTGTTCAGGTCCATGTGGACCCCGAGGAACATGATGTCCGAGCTGTCCAGAAGGAAGACATTACCGCGTGTGCCTGCATCGAAGAAGCTAGCACCTGCTCCGCCCTTGATGCGGATGAGTCCGGTCTTTACACCAGTGACGGTCAGCGGTTTGTCGACAATGAACGCACTCATCGACACAGTCGTGCCCGGAGTCACGAGACCATCCACAAGGTAGACCCCAGAGTCTGCCGCCGCGAAGTGGATATGACCACCAGATGGCGCACCAGCGATCAAGCTTCGGATCGCAAGCGTGTCGTCGGTCGTTCCGTCGCCTGCTGCACCGTAGTGTTGCGGTGTGTGGACACGCCCGTAAGGGTAGAACCCCGGCAGGTCTTGGACGTAGTCCTGACCATACGCGGAATGTCCTGCAGGAAGCTTGAAAAAGCTGCACTCAGGGGACGCCCAGACTGCGCCAGCAGGGACAGCAGCTGCCTCAGAAGCCGATAGACCACCGAGGTACGCGACGATTGCGCTGCGGGACGGGAAGTTGCGGCCCTCAACAGAAGCGGCGAACGCAGCATCCGCAGATGCCTCAGCGGCTGCCTGCGCTGCTTGAGCAAGCACAAGCGTACTGTCGAACGCGGTGTTCACCCAACCTCGAGTTGCGAGGTCAGTGTCCTCAGTAGGTGCCCCTGCGTTCGTCACGCGCAGGCCACCTGCATCATATGCACCATCAGCACCACGCCGGAGCGCTACCGACACATCGACCTCGACTTCTTCGGAGATGTACAACATCTGGGTTGACGCAAGGTCGAGATCGTCAGCGCGGACAGAGGTGCCATCCGTGAAATCGACGAGCCGTTCACGCGGCGTCTCGCGGTAGATACGCACAAGTGTTCCACTTGCGGGTGCTGCAGTGAGCTGCACAGAGCTTGGGCCGACCCAAGTAAACGGTACATCAGCCCCATCAACAGTGACTTTGACGTGGTCCGCCTCGATGTACCCAAAACTGAATACGTACAGCGACGTCGATCCGTCACCGTTGTACTCAACATACGGTGTTGCCATGTGTTAAGAACCCGCTACCGTTAGGTAGCAGGCACCCTTTCAAAGTTGTGTGTTTGGTTGTTCTGGTTACTCGGCCAGCGTGGATAGGCTGTCGTAGATCGACTCACCTTCTTCCGGGCGGTTCCCAGCGATTGCCGCGACACCGGAGTAAACACCCCGGCGGGCAGCCATGGACTCACGACGAGCCTCAGTGATTGCCTGTCGCAATTCGGCGTCCTCACGGATGAGTGCCTCACGTGCAGCTCGGCGATAGCCTGCGATCACGCGTTGAACAGCGACGATGCGCCTGTTGTCAGATGGCTCGTCAGTGTCAGCGAAACGCTCACGACCGATGTCGTAGCCCTGTGTCCCCATGAGGTGTTCGAGGGCTTGGTACATCGTGCGTCGGCCAATGCGTACCGTGCCGTGCAGCTCGAGCAGGCGCTCGTACTGGTGCCCGGTAAGCTCCACACCTTCCACTGTCCGCGTAGGAGAGGAGAAGTTGTAGCCAAGGCCTGCAAGCTCGTCGAGAACCGTGTCAGGCTCCCAGTCACCCTGCATGAACGGATTGCCCATAGACATGAAGGCTGCCCCAACGGGATTTACCATGTCCGACCCCCACCCAGTCGGGTAGATGATAGGCTGTCCAGTAACCCAAGAACGCCGTGCTGGCAGGTTCTCAGAGAAGCCGGGGACGGTGTTCATGGCCGCGTCCACAATGGAACGGACCTCACGCATGACAGGGTCATCCTGCTTTCTGGCTTCCCGCATGAGTGCCGAGTACGGCAGCATGGAGGCAGACAGGTTGGCGAAGTATCGTCCAGCATACCGCTCAGGGTCGCTGAACGCCTCGACAGCGTCCGTAATACCTTGCAGGTAGGTCTGCGAGGCGACGTTATTTGCCATGGCCACAGAGGCTGCTAGAGCGATGTCACCCATGGTAGCCTCGTCCAACTCACCGGAGATTGCTGCAATGTCTGCAGCGAGGCCGAAGAACATGGAGAAAGGCGCAAGACGTCGGTACTCCGTGTAGGTGCGAGACCCATCAGGGTTTTCTGTCACCACACTGTACGGACGCCAGCCAGTCTCGAGCAGACGAGCACGAGCTGCAGGATCGGACGGGCCGTTGCCGGTGATCTTGCCCTGCATTGCCGCGAGGATGGCCGATCCCCAGATGAGGTTGCCTGTTGCCAGCTTACCTCGAGCACTTGCCACACGCCGTGGGTCACCACTGCGCATGTCATCCATCAGGTTCTTGCTCAGGCGGCGCACCAGAGGTGTCCGTTGAACACCTGCAACGATGATGTTGGTAGGGGTGCGCACAAATGGCATCAGGAGTTTGAGGCCGGGGTGACGGTTCGTCGCCATCTGAATGTCACGTGAGAGACTTCCTTTGCGAAGCTCCTGTGTGAACGTAGCCTCACGTGCATGATCGAGACCAGCTTGCGAGGTGGCACTTCCGTGGCGGTCGAACGCTCGTTCCATGCGATCAGCGATGTACTTTGCCGCCCGCTCACGCGGGAGTTTCCCGCTGGACACCAAGTCACCGGCCTCGGTCGTCAGTCGTGCATAGACTTCCGCCCGATAGTTCATCTGCTTGAACAGCTCGTCGCTTGCCATGAGCAGGCGAGACGGTGCCCGGATCACTGCCCCCATGCTGTTGACGATGTTGTCAAGGACAGGGTTGCCGGTGTTGCTTGTGATCGCGTGGTTCACAATACCGTTGGCCTCAAGGATCGCCGCCTCTGGATCGAGGATGTTGCGACCTTCACGCAGTGATTGGCGGAAAGCTCGGAAGCTCTCACGCATAGCGTTGGACATGCCAGCAAACATGCGGACACCTTCACGTGCCGTACGCAGATCACCGCCAAGAAGGCCGCCAAGGACCCGCTCAGACGGGAGCAAGAGCATGTTGCCTGCGTTCGACAGCATGTTCACGATGTGGGTCTTCGGACCCGACAGGAGACCGTTGATCCTGATCTCATTGAGCCAGCCCATGGGTCCGTGACGCGTGGTTTCGGCGAGGCGAAGGATGTTGCCTGCGCTACCGCCGTTGGCCCGTACTGCACGTGCCAGAGCACGAATGGCATCTGGACCGCCTGCGCTGTCGATGTTGGCCTGCATCTGGCGGAGGATGTCGGCGTCAGCAAGCTGCTGCCCAGTGATCCCGTCAGCCGTTCGGATGCGCCCTGCTGCAGTCGTCTGTGCCGCGCCTGTGATGACAGAACGCAGGTTGGCAGAGGTCTCCACCAGCCGGGACTGATATTGCAGGAAGCGGGTCATGTCTGCTTCCGATGCGTTCGGGCTATCCACCCGATAGGCAAGCTGCTCGAT